TGGCGACCGGACAGGTTTCGATTTCACCCGCCCTCAGGCATCCGAACGGCTGCCCCCACCATAGCCTTTGCAAGCTCAATACGCTCCTTCATTTGGCTGACCAATTCGAACTTCCGGTCGAACAGATCCTAGCCGTGGGCGATGGCGTCCCGGACATGTGCATGCTGGCCGCGGCCGAGACGTCGTTCGCCTTTGAACCCAAAACGGCGGCCGTGGGCGAAGCGGGCTTGCCGGGTGATTGGGCTAACCGAGGAGCCGCTGGAGTGGCCTACAAATTGCCTGCGGCACTCTTTTGCATCCTACCATCTGGCGCATTTCCGCGATGCGTCGAGGACGGCTTTTGAAATGGGGACTTCGCCGGATTTGCTTTATGCGACCTATGCCAACCTGGTCTCTCGCCGCGATGCGGAGAAGTGGTGGGCGCTGTGATTTACTTGCCTAGCTCTAAAAGTAGAAGCTCGCTGCCGCGCATGAAGGCGGAGGCGGTGCCTACGGTGTAGCCTCCGAAGCTGTTTTTCGCAGCATAGGTGATTCCGACCTCCCAACAAACCACGCCGTTTTTTTCTACGATCTCGAGGGTGTGGATTTCGCGCGGTTGAAAGGACTCGGGGTCTTTGAGGCGATACTTGATTTCCCGAGTCATGGCGCTGGGGATTGTGACGGACCCGGAGAGAGGGTTTCGGGAGACGATGGGCTTGCTTCCGGCTTTTTCTATAAGGGCGGCTTGCTTGGCGGCGAATTCTTCGAGTTCGCGTTTTTTCTGAGCCTCTTCGGCGGCGATCCTGTCTTGCTCGGCTTGTTGGGCAGCGGCTTCTTCGGCGTTCTTTTGGTCGATCAAGGCTTGATAGCGGGCGGTGTAGTCTGTGGCGGACAGGGGGAGATTGGCGGAGGCATTGCCGCGTTTCACCTGTATGCGTTCGGAGGTGGTGCTGATTATATCCACCACGGTTCCGGCTGGGACTTTGATGCTGGCTTTTGCGCCACCGAGATCGACGGAGAAGTTGGTTTCGGCTTGCAGTGCGGTTTGTTTGGGGGGCTCTACGGCGCTGACCAATAGGGGGACGCAACACAGCAAAAAGTGGACGATGCGCATAAAACTCGGTTTATTATTTCCTGTCAGTTCTTTTCTGGCGATAAGAAACTGAGGAGCGTTGGGCATTGGGCGCAGTTGCGTTTGGCTCCGCGATGGCGTCGTCTACGCCGCTCAAGCAGGAGGTTTTTCCGGGATTTTCGGCGAGGGTGTAGGAGGCTTTTCCTTCCGCGCGGCTGAGTTCTTGGGTGAGTAAAAAGCGCACCCAATTCGACAAACTGCCGAAGCCGTTTTTTTCAGCGAATTCCTTGGAGCGCTTGATTAGATCAGGCTCTAGCGAGATTCCGGCGCTCTTGGATTTGCGCGAAGTCGGTTTTTTCGGATTCATGTCAATGGAATTTATCCATGCGTCAAAGATTGTCAATTTTTGGCTTATGGGGTGATCGCCCCATTTTTTTGTTTTCAATGCGTCAACTATTGCTAATTGTTGGCGCATGGCTAACAGACCAGTGCCGGATAACCGGAAAGCAAAAGCGGCGGGAATCTCGCTCCCGCCTCAGCTAATCAACCAAGCGCGCAAACACGCTTATCAACGGGGCATGAGCTTGAGCGGATTCGTTCGCCAGCTCCTCCTTGAAAAACTCGAGGAGGCCGCGAAATGAAACCCGGCTATCTCAAGCCCAAGGAAGCGGCGGAGTATCTTTCGATTTCGGTCTCGAGCCTCTACGCGCTGAAAGGCGCGGGGGTGATTAAATTCTACAAGCTGGGTGGGGCCACTCTGCTCAAAGTCTCGGAACTCGACGCGGCTGTCGAAAGGGGGGTGCAGGAATGAATCTCTACCTCTGCACCGCCAACGGAGTCTTCGGACCCTTCGGCGATTATGTTCACGCCAGCACGCCGGCCGAGGCGCGGCTGAAATTCTGGCGCACATTTAAGGTCACGCCTTTTGCGGTGGTCTTTGAACGGAGGGCGAAATAATGGACGCCGACACCACTCTCCGCTGTTTGGGCTACGCGCTCGACTTTATTCAGATCATCACCGTGCCGGTCTTGCTGCTGGCACTCACAGGGAGGCTCGCACGATGAGCGCCTGGGAGGGCTTCATTCTGGCCGTAATCACCATCGGCTCGGTCTGTGCCGCTTACTGGGCGGGCCAGCAAAACATCCTGATCCGAATGCGCGACCTCGAGGAGCGCCGGAAGGAACGCGAGCGCCGGTGGCGCGAGTTCGATGACCAAGACTGAAATGCTGGCCCATGGACCTCATCGAAAATGCCTCGGTGGACTCGAGCTTTTGCCACCTCTGCACCTGCGAGGGCAAGACCGTGGTGGCGCACCTCGTGGACAAGGACTTGGGGCCGCTCTGCGTGGACTGCTTCGCGGCGGCGCTCCGAGCCGAGACCGAGCTTCGGTGGAGCTGCCTGACTTACTCGCCGTCGGACGAATGAGATACGCCATTCACGAATAACGAATGAATTTCCGCTTCGCCTGAGAGGGCAGGAGCCAAGGGGGGCGCGCATCCCACACAACGCGCAACTACTTAGAAACAAAGAGTGACATGAATATCATAAAAGGAAAACAACAGCGGCCACAGCGGGTGGTCATTTACGGGGTCGAAAGCGTTGGCAAGTCCACCTTTGCGGCTCAGTTCCCGAAACCTCTCTTCCTCGACATCGAGGGTGGGACTTCAAACCTTGATGTTGATCGCATCGAAATCAACTGGGTTGAAAAACAGGCATTGCCAGTTTGGAAATCATTAAATGCAACTCTTAAAGAGATAGAAAAATCCGACTACAAAACAGTAGTAGTTGATTCTATTGACTGGACAGAAAGGTTAGCAACAGAAGCCCTTTGCGAACAATATAACAAGCCAACGATTGAAGAGGTCGGGGGAGGTTTTGGTAAAGGCCACACCATGCGGGGTGAGAAAATTAGCCGACTTCTAAACGAGTTAGATTCACTAATTTCGGCGGGAAAGAATGTTGTTCTAATTGCTCACTCACAAATTCGCCGAGCCGAGGAACCGGACATCCTGGCAGCCTACGACCGATACGAACTTAAACTCTCCAAGCAGTCCTCCCCTCTTGTTAAAGAATGGGCCGACGAACTCTGGTTCTTCCGCTTTAAGACGAAGGCGATCACCAACGACGGCGGCAAGGCCAAGGGCATCGGCGGCAAGGAGCGCGTCATTTATACAACGCACTCGGCCGCATACGACGCCAAGACCCGCTCGGGACTGCCTGACGAGATTCCGATGGAGTGGAGCGCAGTGGCGCACCTCTTCCAGCCGGTGGCGAAACCCAAAACCTCGGCACCTCCCGTGGAGATCATTGGCCGCGAGTCGGTGGCGGTCCTCGAGGACAACGAGGAGATCGTCAACGCCTTCCTCGTCGCTAACGGCTCGCTGACCGAGGGGCAGACATGGCGTGATGCGAATCCCAAACTCCGCCAGCAGATCGTGGCACGGCCCGAGGCACTGGTGGCCAAGGCGAAGGCCGCACAGATGGAGGTGGCGGCGTGACCAAGGAAATCTCCCCATCGTCCCTGCCGAAGCTGGCGGAGTGCGCACTCTTCACGAGTGCGCCAGGGGCCAGCTCGGCGGCGGAGCGCGGCACTTTGTTGGACAAGGCTCTCCGCGAGCTTTTGGTCGACGATCCCACGACCTTCGACACGCTGAGCGCCGAGGACAAGAAGGCGGTCGAGTGGGGTGCGAATGAACTTCGCGTCCTTTCCGGCGGCTACCATGTCGAGACCCGCGAGGAGCATTTGGGCATGGAGGTGCCGGGGCTTTCCCGACCGGGAACGGCTGACGCGGTTTGCGTTCGGGCCAAGTGGGTCGCGGACATCAAGACCGGCCAAGTTCGGAACTACCGCCAGCAGTTGGCGGCTTACGCCCTCGCCTGCATGCAGGAGCACTTTGCGGATTCGTGGACGGCTCATGTGGTCTATGTCGACCAGAGATTGCGTAGAACTTACGACTTCACCCGCGACCAGGCCGAGGCAACGGTTTCAAACCTCATCGCGGAGTCATCGAGCCGCACGGCCGAGCCGACGCCTAATGAATTTTGTGGCTGGTGTGCCAATTTTAATGGGTGCCGGGCCATCGTCCGCCAATCCTCCGAGGCTTTGGCCTTGGTTCATTCAAGCCGAACGCTTGAGGAACTCCGGTGGGAAATTTCTAGCGAGCCGCTGAAGCTTTCGGTGTTCGCCGCGAACTGGAAAGCCGCCGAAAAGCATCTGGCCGAACCGCTACTGGATCACCTCAAGGCGCGGCTCAGCGACGGGGAGGAAATCCCCGGCTGGAAAGTTTCCAGCATGGCCGGCCGCGATTTCGTGGAGGCCGACGCCATCGCCAAGGCAGCGGCCAATGTTTCCAAGGAAACGCTCATCCTCGCCCTTGGCGGGAAGATGAGCGGCAAGAACTTTCGCCAATTCTGCGCCGATTCCGGCGTGGAGGTGGATGAAACGGCGATCCGGACGGGCGCGCCGATCACTACGCTTCGTCAAATCAAAACCAAGAAATAACTTATGCCAACATATACACAGACAGAACCCAAGCCGGTCTATTTTGTAGAGCCGGGAAAATACAAGCTCGAGGTCGTTAGCGCGGTGGAGAAATTGAGCCAAGCGGGCAACCCGATGATCAAACTCATCTGCAAGGTGATACTTGCCAACGGCGACAAGGGGCCAGAAATCCATGAGCACCTGACCTTCACGCCGAAGGCGGCTTGGAAGATTGACCAATTCCGCGCGGCGTGCGGGCAGGCGGTTGTGCCTGGCGAAGAGGTGACGATCGAGGCCGAGGACTTGGTGGGCGTGAGCGCCTGGGCGCTCCTCGGCGAAGAGGACGGAACCGACAACGGCCATCGCTTCAACAAGATCGAGCGGTGGATGCT